GTCGCCTTGTGGCTAAAAAAACGGCCACCTTTAGCGCTATTACATGATTTACACATAGACTGCAAGTTATCAGGTGCCCACATGTCACCACCCTTTATACGTGGAATGATGTGATCTACTGTATGCGCAGGCCCACCACAACTAGCACACTGCCATCCATCTCGGTCAAGTATGGTAATGCGTAGTTTCTTCCACTTACCCGTGCTTATTGCTTTACGACTCAATGCCAACCCTTAGTCTTGAAATGATGTAATGCTTTACACATAGATCCATATCTATTGTTAATGTATTTAATACCCCAGTCTATCTGCTTAGTACCATCTACTGTTGCTAGATACTTAGACCTACCTTGTGGTATGCCATAGTGTGAGCCATTACGAGCTTTAGGATTAAACCTACTCTCATGATGATACAGCTCTACTAAACAGTATGTTTCATCTAAATCATTTAATGTAATCAGTATGTATTGCTTGTAATGAGTAGGTTTGTAATTTTCTTTTGCAACGGAATAATCTTTTGAAAAGCAACTGATAAATGCAATTAGCATAAAGGTCGCCCAAACTCTGCGCCTTCCGAGTCTAGCCGTTGGCGACTCAGCTTTTCGATTTAAGATCGAACGCTTCTTTAGGGTAGCATGCCCTGTCAAATCAATTAACATAACCGCAGGTCAGACGGCAAGTCATGATACGTAGATCATCGGTTTCTAACCAAGTCTCTGCATAGCCAGCATCACTCATGGCTTACTACCCCACCCATTACCTTTGAAGACAATGCCAGGCGCTGAGTACAAACGTTTCATAATTGTCATGCATTTAGGGCATTCCATAATAGGTAGATTATCTGCATAAGAGCTGCTGGTAGATCCATAGGTGCCACATTCAGCACAGCTGTATTCATAGGTAGGCATTAGTTAGCCCCTATCAATGCACAAGTGTGGCAACCGCTATTTAGGAACTGCCAGCCACCACACTGGGCACATCTATCAATGTCGCTATCTGGAATGTGCAAAGCCTCAGCTATATTCTTAACACCAACACAGCCACAATCCATACACTGATAAGCCTTAAATCCCTCAGGCGTATCTAATTGATCCAGCCATAAGAACTCGGTCTTACGATCACAGCCATTACACTTAAACTTTGTGTACATGTGATAAAATCCCCTTCCTTATTGTCTACAATGACACTGAGTACATACCAAATACTGTCCATCATGTAATAACCTGTCATCATTACAAGAGACACATCTTTCGGTACTAGGGTTTAGGCTTTCCTTATCATTCTCCATGCGTAATGTAAAGCCTGAACCGTTTAATATTTCAACATATCCCATTTATTCACCCCCTTTACCTGGCTCTGCATCATCTGGCCAAAACCATGTGCCTGCAGCTGTAAGTTTTGCCCACTTCGCATCACATTGATCGCCTTTAGGTGCGCTACATACATAACCTGCGTAAGGTTTATTAGTTGCTTTGGCGATGCCTTCTTTTTTTACCATATCACCATGCCTACAAGTAAACCCAACAGTAGGAACTTCACTAATTTGACTAATGCTGTCGCCAATAGACCAAGCAACAGGAACAGGCTCGTTAGCAATATCTTTAGATTGTGTGTCAGTAAGATGTAACGCATACTCCATCGCAGCCGACTTAGATCCTGGTCTGCCATATTTAGGTGTAAATTGTTTTTCATTTACGGACGCCATTTCTTCTCTGCTTGGACGCTTACCTTTAGCTGAGAGACCCGCATTTGAAATCGCTCTACCAATTGCGCTTGTTTCGCAGTTAGGTAAAGCAAAATTCGCATTAACGCCACGATCACTAACAGTCTCACTCGCAATTCCAGTAGCGTACGGTTTGAGATCGACTTCCGTTCTGAATAGCCTACAAATAACAATGAATCTAGTGTTTGAGGCCTCGACAACTTCTGTTTCCAATCTTCCATCTGGGAACTCCTTCCACCACTTGTGTAATCTTTCGTCTACGGTTTCGTATTGACTTAAATCAAATGCCATTAGTCTCTCCAGTCATCGGAATCGTCTTGCATAGCGTCTGTAATGCTTTTACCGATTGAAAGGTAGGCAATTGCGTCTTCGTAATTGTCAAGGTACGCAGGATCTTCAGCTTGCCTGCTGATCTTGACCAACGCCATACAAATTGCAACCTCGTTTGGTTGTATTGGATAACCCAAATATGCACTCCACAGTTCGGCAATCCTCTTGTGGTTTGTAATTGGATGCCCATAGCGGACACCTCTTTCATGAATAATTTTGATGACATTATCAAATAGATTCTCAGTTGTTGTCGGCATTAGTTTTGCTATCGCTTATACGTCTGTGCATGTCGAAGCCGTCTTTACGGCCTTTCCAATAACCTGACTGGAATGCATTATCTTTAATTGTTTCGTAAACGCCCCACGCAATAAAATAACCCAGGACGCTATAAAGCACTATCCATGGTGCTGTTGTCTCTATCATGTAGCCCTACTTTCCATACCACAATTTGTGGCATAGCAATAGTGTGACATGTGTGTACGACTTTGTGGATTATTTAGGGCGTAGTTTGTATAACGATTAGGTAACGATGTTACCCGTAATACCGCCCTAGAGCTGTAAATGAGCCATCCTTATTGATCGGCACTAACGTGGGTGTCAGCGTCTTTCCTACGGCTTCTAGTATAGCAATACCCATCTGCCAATTCGCGCTTCCATAGCGGATATAAGAGGCTTTTTTCCTGTCCATGAGATTACCTACCTCAACCCCATATAAGGGCCTGTAATGGCTTCCTATGGCTTCTGTATAGGCACTCATGCCTAGTCTATGGGTATGCCCACATATGACCGATTTGCCCCATTTTTTAGCAAGGTTTAGAGCTGTAATACCTGCGTGCTGACTCATGCTGCCCTCATCGCCATGTGCTAATACCCAGCCAGGATGGAATTCATAAGCCGTCTTGTGATAGTCAATGCCCATAGATGCAAAGTCCATGAACTTAGGATATTGAAGCTCTGGTAAACCTATAAGACCAGGCGCTTTAAGTAGTGTGCTGTAAAGACGATCTGTATGGTTAGATCTAATTACCGATGCTTTTTTGCTGTACTCAGTAAGATCCCAAAGAATGTCTTGACAAGCTGCACGATCTTCGTTAAGAGTCTGACTATAAGCCAAAGGTGTGCCATCGGCCCACTTGCTAATTGTTTGAAAATCAATCTCATCGCCAACACATAAAACCTCGTCAAATTTCTCACGTCTTGCCAACTTAATGACGTTCTTGACTGCATGCTCATGATGATATGGGATTTGTAAATCGGATATTACTAGCCAACGCTTAATCTTCATCCTCTTCTGGAGTAGGAATAGTTGGGATAATGCCGTCTTCGCCTACTACCCAGTCGGGCATAGATGATGGGCTATCCATTAGATAAAGTGCAACGCTCTCTGTAAATCCAGCCTTCCGTGCAGCTCTAAACATTTCATGTTTGGCAATATAAAACACTTCTAATTTAGTTAATGGCTCGGGTGATTTACGCACCACACGCCTATTGATCTTCTTACGTTTGCGTCTTATATCAGCCATGTGTTTATTGTCTCTTAACTATTAAAGAATACAGATCATCAACACGCTGTTCTAATCTTGTTAGTTGATCCTTCATGCTAGATCCACCATTAGGACGTAATTCGTTAAGCCAACCTTTAACTAAAAAACGTAATCCAAGCAGCACGCTTGTTAGCACGGCGCAACCGCCAGCTAAAAAGCCAGCCCATTGTTCTGGACTCATGCTTCATCTGCACCGAGGCCATAAGCATCATCGGATTTATCTAAAGCCCTAGCTGCTGGGCCAGCGAGTGCTGCAACAATTACAGACACTGCTGGATCTAAACCTAACTCATTACTTGCTAAGAATGTTAAGAATGATACAAGCACACCCCTAAAGTATGATTTGAGTATTGCTTTTTGCTTCTTACTGATCTTCATAAGTTACCCCCTAATAGTGGTATATCAAACGGTTTACTATCTTTATCGCCTAACTTTGTAAAGCTAATATGTATGTGCTTTGTATGTTTGTTAAAACCTCTGTACTTACGCCACTTGTAATTAAGTATCTTGCTAGCGATCATGCCATTATGGATTATGTAAGATATGCGCTTATCGGTTTTCGCACAGATTCTGATCTGGTCAGCCAAATATATTGAGATCCCTTCGGATGAATCCAAGCGAGAATCAACATCAATGGCTCGTACACACCCAGTTGCATCTGGATTATGATCCGATTTTGTGGCGGAATGACGAGCATCACCCACCCACCCATCAGAGGTAGTGCGACGATCTGGGTACCAGGTATCAACCTGATCTCTTAACTGTGTACCTGCAGCGCATAGCCATGGCTTCATTATGAAAGTAGTAGCTGTGCTTCCTCGGCTGTAATGCCAAGTTTAGTTAATAGTGCTTTCTTAGCTGTAGCCTTATCAGCCTTGTCTGCATCTTCTGCAGCCTTTTGCTCTGCGTACTCTGCAGCCATAGCCTCACGCTCTGCAATTTCCTCAGCGGTTAATGCAATCTCTTGCACCTCACCTGTTGAGCAATCTACTACGATTTTGTTAGTCATTTTATTTTCTCCTTATGCGTTAGATATTCCATATAGGTAAGCGGTTGAGTATTGAACTAAATTAAAAGAACCTTGATCACTAGTTATAGCAATACTAGTAATAGCGGCAGAATTAGACCAAAGACCAGCCGTTAAATCCATCTCTGCGGCAGTAGCATTATTTTCTTCTACTGAATCGCAAGAATAAGATTTATTATTACTGCTAGCATAATTTGGTACATACATTTGTAAAGATGCAAAAGTATTAGCAGTAACAGTTGAGCCAGGAATAGTGCCAATAATTCTTAAAGTACCGCTATCTGAACCTGCACTACTGCCGTTACCATATAATCTACGATAGGAGTAGTTAGAAGTATTGGAATTAAAACTTACAGAAGCATACCTAGTAGATACGCCAGTACCAGCACTTCTTAAACTCATTACTAATTGTAAATCAGTATAGGTAGATGGGATAGAAGTAAAGTCAATACTAGCCGCACCACCACTACCAACAGTAACACTTGAAATTAAAGTATATGTCGTAGCCATTATTCCGCCTTAATTCCGTAGAGTGTAAACATTGAACCAATACCAAAAGTAAATGCTCCACCATTTCTAAGATTAATACTTGTTATAGCAGATGTACTTCGCCATAATCCAACGCTTGCGACAGTTGAATCAGCAGCATTACCACTTCTCATTAAAACGGTTTTATTAGTTGTGCTATTTGAATAATTCATAAAATCAAATAAACCATTACCATTTACTAAAGTTACATAATTATTAGTAACTATTATGTACGGCACGCTAGAACGCCTTTCCGAACCTGCCGCACTACCATTTCCACCAAGAATCGTTGAGGAATAATTACTACTTGTATCTCCATTAAATGTTATTAAAACGCTATCTTGACTTGTAATATTTATAGCATTGTAAATTAAACGCAAATCAGTATATGTTGAAGGTATTGAACCAATAGTTACGCTATTTACGGCAGTACCTAAAGTAGTAGTTGATATCATTTCGTATGTGGCTGTCATTATGACCCCTTAATTCCGTATAGGGCAAAAGTACTATATTGTTGAAATGTGTCAGATGGTGCAGGAAATAACTTTATTGAAGTTACGGCAGAGGTAGAACGCCAATTACCTGAATTTAACATTATTCCACCCGAACCGTTTGCATCCCATCCACTTAAAACTCTTGTAGTTTTGTAAATGTTAGTATTTTTATATTCCAATAAATCTAAAATAAAACCACTAAAAGTGTTGGCAGCAGAAGCGTAACCAGTATTCATACCTGTTCTTATATGAGTTGTTGAAGAATTTGCAGTACCAGCAGTTGCGCCATTACCAGACAATTCGTGCGAAGAATAATTACTGGCTGTATCAGAATTTAATTGTATGTTCAATTCTTGATTACTAGAACATCTAAAAAATCCTCTTATTTGTAAATGAGTATAACTAGATGATATGCCTGTAAATTCTAAACTGGCACTTGTTCCTGATGCAACTGTTACGGTTGCAATAGATTCGTAAGAGTTTGTGGAAGCCGCCACACCGCTAGATAAACTGCCTAATATTGTGTTAAGCAATTCCGCCTACCACATACCAAGTGTTAGCAGCTGTTTTAATGCATACTGCACTCTTATATTGGGCTAAAGTCGGTGATGCTGGTACGGCTCCGCCACTTAATACTGTAGTAGTGCCTGGTGTTACTGCGCTAATTGTGCAGACACCTACGCCTATATTTAATACTGTAATCGCTGTGCCTACTGGAAATGCAACAGATGCATCGGTAGGGATCTTGAATGCTATAGCCGTTGCTTTGTTCATTATCTCTAATACCTGGTATTGGTCATTTAGTACAGCTGTGTAATCTGCAGTGTTGGCAGTGCCTACTGTGAATGAAGTTAAGCCATTAAACATGCCAGAGGTAAGTACATCACCTGTAGCTGCTGGAAATCCTGTTGCCATTATATCTCCTTAATAAGATAGTACGTTTTGTCCTAAGACACCGTAATCTACGTTGCCTATTATAAACCCATCTATGACAGGTTCGAGTGTTGTAAAGGTTGTTTTCCAACTATTCGGGGTTATATTCATGCGGACACCGAAAATTTGCAGGGTCTTCTCAAGTAAAGATCCACCTGGCTGGGTAGTAATAATGGTTATAGGATCAAAAAAATCTAGGTCTAGGGCTGCTACTACACCTGTGTCATAATTAGGTGTGTATAGGTCTAGGACTATGGCATCACATCGGATCGTGGTCTCAGCTCTACTGGCCACATAAGCTTGGGCATAATCTAGGGCTACTGCATCGGTCTGCATAAGTAGATTGTCTTGGAAATAACTATGCAGGAAGTATTTATCTATAGATGCCTGATTAAATGCTACCTGTGCTGTGCCACCAGTCCTAGTGATAGTGGCTTTATTAAATATGAGCACATCATTTAATACCCAAGCAGCATCGTAATAAACTATGCCTGTGCCATTATCTGCAAAGAGTGTAGGTGTGCCACCAATAGATCCAACGGTTACTGCTCTATCTTGAAATACAAACGATCCATATCCATCTACATATAAAGCACCATACTCTGAGGTAGCTACTGTAGTTAAAGCTTGTAGTGCTGTGCGGTTAGTGCCTGGGTCTGCTTGCATAGTAGTAAGACCTGCATCTACATCACGCATTGATGCTGGCCATGAGATCTCATCTAATATTTCGTTAATACGTGTGCCTGCTAGATCGCCTGCAGTAGCACCTGTAACTGTGCTGATCTGGGCTAACTGGGCTAATCTAAATGCATCTACAGCTTCTATCGTAGTTGTTGCTAAATCTGCAGATGATTCATCGGGATACCTAGTCACATAACTTGTGATAAATCCAGAGAACACAGGATAAGTGACACCGTTATAGGTTGCAGTAATCTGCACTTTTTTCATAGGTGTTAATAAATTGTAATATGGACCGCTTACGTTCTGCGGATTAAAATCGCCATTCTGATCTATAATAGTTAAACTAAGTGAGCCTGTTTGAAATTGATCTGATAATGCAGTACGGCCTCGGTTAGTCTCAATACGATTTATACGATTAGACACATCTACAATTACAGCTGCGGAATCACCTAATACGTTAGTACCAAATATTGCTGATCCAATTATTGCAGTCTGAGCAAAACTAGGACCAGTGCTAAAGTTAATTATTGCGTTTACTACTGGTGCTGCCATTATGGTAATCCGCCATTAGGTGCTGTGTTATAACCACTGCGCCCAGCGACTTGGATACTTTCTGCCATGAGTTGAGCGAACCTGTCACCAGATGGACTGCTAACGGTTAGATTAACATCTACTGATCTATTGCCAGATTCTCTAGCTCTTTCTGTAGCAATTTGTGACACGTTCATGCCAGCATAATTGGGTGTGCCCACTAATGACACTGCTAGATCTTGGAAGTAACTTGCAGGTAATGAAGTAGCACCAGATGGTGCGCTAGTAGTAGTTGTCGAAGGTAAGCCAAACTCTTTGTTAATTTTTTCTATCTGAGCATTGATTCTACTGATCAAAGATTTAACTTGCACTAAAGCGAACTCTGTAATACTTAGCCCAGCCGCTTTGGCCTGCTCAGCAAGTTTTTTCAAAGCCTCGGCCGCTTCCATCTCTGCCAATATCTTCTTAGCCAAAGCATCGTTATTATCAAGTATGGCTAGTTGGGCGCGTAGACGTGACTTAGTTTCTTCATCGGTTGCTTTGCTCAAGGCAGCTGTTAATCCTATGCGCTCTAGGTCAAATTTCTTTTTCAACTCTTCTACGTTCTTATTTTCTAGCGCGTTCTTTTTGTTAAGTATTGCTAATTCATCTTTCTTGCTTTTTAATAATTTAAGCTGAGTTTGGATTTCCGCAACGGATGGTCGGGCCACTGTGTTAAATTGTGAGGCTGTATTTTCTCGACCAATAGATCTTAAGCCTTCTACAGCGCGTACGGCTGGCCCGATATATGGTAAGTTTTTTAGGATTGATGCGTCAACGTCTGGTACATTACCTAGCAGTTTAAGTTTACTAATAATTACACCTAAGCCTACAATTACTTCACCTGTGGCTGTGGCAAAATCTTTCATATTCTTTGTTGCATTTTGAATACTATTATCATCACCTAATCGCGTTAAAGCATCTAATAAACTTTTACCGATAATTTCTTGGGCGTCAGCTGATGCTGCAGTTAATAGATCCATCTTTCCAGCATAGGTTTCTAATCTAGCAGCTGATTGACCTGCAAACTTTTTGTTAAGTTCGGTCATAATCAAATCCATGTCGCCAGTCTTTAATAATGCTTTATTTAGACCAGCACCTAATCTACTTAGACCAGTGGTATTACCTGCATACCCACGTGAAAGAGCTGCAGTAACTTCGGTCAATGATTTACCTGTTGCCGCGCTTACATTTAATGCCGTATTTAATGCATCTTGGCTTGTAGTAAGTGATCCTGTTACTGTTAATAATTGCTGAAATGCTGGCCGTAATTGATCGTCTAATACACCTGTAGTCTTTTGTAGATTGGCAATATACATTTCTACGGCTGGGCCGCTAAATTGGTAGCCAGTATTCTTTAATTGTTGCTCTAAAGACTTGGCGGCTTTCTCGTCTGCTATAAACGCCTGTACTGCTTTTTTGCTAAAGTTTAGTAATTGATATGCGCTAAATGTGACGGCAAAAGTTTTACCTAGTTTTTTAACTTGCTTATCAAAGGCCGATATATCCTTCTGACCTTTTTTTAATGCTTTGCCATTAAAGGTAGCAATAGCCGAGACGACTACGTTGGCCATTAGGCGGCCTTCTTAATCTCTGTGGCTTTGTTAAATTGTATAGCCGTAGAGTTTATAGCTTTAAGAATTGCATCATAAACTTCTTGACTATCTTGAGCCCATGCCTTGAATATAAGTCTGCCTTTTGTCTTTTTGCCACTACGACCTGGCGCACCTTTAATTCTTGGCTGTGAAGTAAGACCAGGCATAGACGTTACAAACTGATAGCCTGCAAATGGATTATTAGATGAGTATTCTCTTGTAGATTTGTTATACGTATATTCTCTAGCTCTTTTAGTACCTTCAAATCCTTGCACTGCACCGACTGGTGAATTGGGTGTACCAGGATTTATCTGTTGGAATGGCGCACGGCCTTGTGGGTTATTACGGCCTGCAGTCTCATATATGCGACCAGCTGCGCTTACGTTATACACGTAATTGCTAACCTTGAATCCGTTTCTAAATGTTTTGTTTTCGCCTGCGTTATATCCGATGCCTGCCTTTACAGTGCTAGCATCATATTTAGGAAATGGCCGATAGTTAATCTCTGGGTTAGGTGCTTTACTCCAACCTGATAACACGTCGCTATTACCTGGCACAAATGATTTTGCTTTATTTGCTACGCCACGCATTAAAGGATCTATAGCAACTCTTATGCGTTGGCGCATATCTTCATCCATAAACTCTAAACCTTTTAGGACATCTTTAACGCCTACGACCTCGACTGGCATTTTTGATCTCCTTGGCTCTATCTGTTAAAACCTGCACAATTGCTGACAGCATGTCTGAGTCCATGTTAATAAACTCACTAGGCGCAATTCCAGTCTCTACACTTATAGCAGCCACTGTATAGAGAATGGAATCACGCTGTACTATTTTTTTTCTTCGTCTAATACCTCGACAGTTTCTAAGCTGTCAATAAACTCTGCACCCCATAAAGGCACTTGCGCACCAGATCTACGTAAACATTCCCATGCTAGCCAATAAATATGACTTTGCATTTCTGACTCACGTAGGGCTTTAGAGATGCCCATGCCTTTACTAATTTCAAAAGCGTACTCGACACCTGGTGTTATCTTATGCTCCGATACTTCACCATTAGCCCTTGTTATCTTTAGCTTTGCCATTATTACTCCTTAGTTAAAATGCCACCGATGTTGACACTGTTACTACTGAGTTTACTGTAAAGGACAGACTAGATGATGCAATTTCGGCTACGCCACCTTGACCGATTGGGGTCAGGTTGTTTACCAAGATTGAAAATTGGTAAGTTGGATTAGTAGCTGACACTGCAGTACCTTTTACGGTAATTACTGATACTGCTAGGGTTTGACCAAATGCTGCATTTAGTGTTGTCATTACCTGAGAAGCTGCCCAGTCATTGAGAAAGTCGATAGAAAATGTGGCAGATTGCAAACCCTGAGCGAAGCGGTGGCTAAGATCGGACATTGTTGTGACTTCTAGCTCATCCACAATTTGATTTATTACTGCATTAGTTACATAAGAACTAATATCTATTGAAGGTACTGTAGGCGCAGCGGCAGTAGCCAATTTAACGCCTACATTGTTATTTAAGTATATGGCCATTGTTATTCCTCTTCTTTTTTAGTTTGTGCGGTTTGTTTTGGTGCTTCTTTGATTTGGCCTATCTTTATTAAGAAGGCTAAGTCGTCTGCTTGTGAACTCATTTTAACTCCAGCTCGTTAGGATTGATACGGTGATTTCTGACGTTAATAAATCTCCACTAGCTGCATTAGTTATAGCTGGAGCGGAGACACTTGATATATTTAGGACTAGGGATGATGCCGCTAGTTTGTTTACTACTGCCACAATAAAATCTTCCATGCCTGCTAGATTGCCTTGATTGTCAAATGCAGGTGCTGTTATTAAAACCTTAAAATTAGCCAAAGGTGCTATGCCTACCTGATCGTTATTGCTTGGTACAAAATATGGATCAGATGGTGTAATTACTACGCTGTTTACAAGTAATGTGGCTGGTGGGTAAGCAAAGGTAGACCACACGCCTGCATTGGCTAGGTCTGTTGCTAGTGTGTTACGTAATGTGGTTATTGCTGCTGGCATTAGCCGACCAGTGAATTAGGATTAGAATACGGTTGGATGAGGCCTCTGATCCTATTTATCAGTTGGTACCCCATCCTGTAAGGACTTGCAGATACCCCATCCATACCTACCCCACCAGTCTGGCTAACTTGACGGCTTTGCCAGATGTCAACAGCTACGATCATCGCAGCCTCTCGTATGGCAGGGGTCGCAGTGTAAGCCTGTGCTTTATGCTCTGGTCCGAGGGCTCGGCCGTATGGTTTAATAAAATGAAATGGATCGTCTGCAGAAACTTTTGCGTATTGAATAATGCTGTAGCCGTTAGGGTATGAACTAAATGCGTATGTACTCCAGAATGCTGTGCCGATAGATGCTGGCACTGTAGTGCCTGGGAATGATCCTGTTAATGTATATGTGCCATTGTATGTGCTGCCACAATTACTAATCACTAATTGCTGACCAGTTACAAAAATGCCTGGATTTGCTAATACTAAAGTTGCTACGTTATTGCTAATAGATGAGCCGACTACTGGGGCATCGTTATGCCATAAATAACCTTGTATTAAGTCTTCTGCCGATTGGCAGCACTCTTCTACGGTTGCATCGGTATATAAAGTGCCTATTCCAAGATTTGTGCGTAATTCTTGCATAGTTACCATTGCAGCGGCCATAGTGTCCTCTCTAAAAAGCTCCCTAGGGCTAGGGCTACTAAACCCTAGGGATTATTAAATTAACTAACTTATTAGGTTAGGTTGAAGCGGCGAACGCCACCTTGCACTAATACACCAACAGCCATGTAGCCATATAGTGATGTCTCGATCTCGCCTGAAGTTGGGATGTTTGTTGACAGACGTAGAATTGGTGACTCGTAAATTGATACTGCTGAAGGTACAACGATAAATGCTGACTCATCAATTACAGTAGATACTGCGTTTGGATCTACGTATAGATCTAAACCAAGTACGTTACCGCGTAGTGAACGTGGTGATGCTTGTCCTGCTGCGTTCATTGGTTGTGATGCTGTGTAAATTGGGCGATCAGTTGTGTCTTTAGCACCAATTAACAGATTCCACTGACCAGTGCCAGCGATGTAAGCAGTTGCTAACTCACCTGTTGCAAGGTATGCAGCTGGTGCTTGCTCTGCTACGTAAGCAATAAGTCCGTTAGATGTTGCTGCTTGTGGGTTAGCTTGTGCGCCACCTGCTGTTAATGCTGCAATTACTGCTGCATCTGTTGCCTTATTATAGGCTCGGGTCATATTTTCCAACATAGCCTGAAAAAAGTCGGGCGAACTGCGCTCAAGGACTTCTAAACTATAGCGTTGAAGGCCACTGTATTTTTTGACTGTGAGATTTACATAACTTGAGACAATACCTTGCTCTGAAGGTGCGCCTGCTTCTGCAGTCTCTGCAACTGTACCTGAAGTAGTGATCTTAGGTACTGAGATTGTCATACCTGCTGCTGGTAATGCACGTGTACCGATTGCATCTACAGCTGGGCGTGATCCAATTAAAGTATCTACTACTGTAGGTACGAATTGTGTTGGATTAAATGCTGGGTTAGTAGTGAAACTGTCATCTGCAGCAGTTAAGTATCTTGCTACATCTGCTTCTGCTTTCATTACCCACTGTGCTGATTCGTGGTTACCTAATTTTGCTTTGATGCTGTGTTCTAGCATGTGAGCTTGTGTTCTAATTGGTGAGCGAGGCTCTGTATAGAATGATGCACTGATTGTTGGGCGTGCAGCCTCTACTGGAGCAACCTCTACCACTGGTACTGCTGTTGGCTCGGTGGTATTGTCCACTTGTGCCTCACTTTCCGTAGTTGGTTGGATTGTTGCATCCGCTTCGCCTTCGCTAGCGGCAACTTTAGTTACTTGTGCTTCTGTAAATGCTGGTGACTCTACAAGGCTTACCTCTTTAAGAGTTGCTTTAGTTACATAGATATAATCTTTTTTCTGTGATGATTTAATTACATCCACGCCTACAGATAGGCCATCTATTAACTGCTCACTAGCAAGCATTAACGCATCTGATCCTTGCATGCTTGCGCTGATTTTGAAGCTAGCGTAGATACCATCTTCTTCTTCATTAAACTTTTGCATACGACCAATAGGCCTGTCATTTTGATGCTGCATAAGCATCTTAATTCTGCCTGGGTCACCTACATCTATTGAGCCTTTAGCAAAGACGACTTTACCGACACTGGTGTTACCTGGTACTTCGAATGGCACAATTTTGCCTGCGATGACTCTGCGTTCACCGTCTGCACTCTCTATCTGACTACTGAACGTAAGTAACATCGCCGCTCTCATTTCCGTTAGGTGTTAGGTCTTCCATTTCTTTTGCTTGCTCTAAATCTATAAGTCCAAGAGCTAGCATCTTCTCTATTGTTTCTAGTCTTGCCTTATCATCTGATCTTAAAAATGTTTCGCTAATATTAAAGCGCACAATATGCCCAGCAGCTGTTATATCGTTCATGCTTAATCTGTCTTCAATAGCACAGATATAAGGTTGCAGTGAATAGGCTACAAATTCTTTACGGCCATCAATAATATTCTGATAAGTCATGCTGTTGTTCATGTCTGCAGATATGTAATATGCAGGTACATTCATAGCACGTGCAATTTGTGTTGCTAAATATTGTGATGCCTCGTTATACATCATATCTTTAGGACTAAATCCAACAGTCTCATAAGATAATGTGCTAGTTAGGTATGCAGTAGATCTTGATTGACGTGCTTGCTTCCAAGCTGCTAATAATCCCTGTACTTGTGACTCTGGCATATCTGCACCAGTGTTTTTTAAGAATCCTGTTGCCATCGGTGTCTGTGCTGCTACAGCTGCAGCCTTTTCTAAATCTAATGCGCTTTGTATTGTGCGACCTGCTGTTTGTAATACACCTTGTGTTAATCCTTGGAATGTAACTAATGAACCTATGCCTACCATTGGCACTTTTTGTCCGTCTATTGTGTAATATAAAACTTCTGTACCTAATTGATTTAATTGTGCAACTACTCGTGTATTAGCAACCCACTCAAATCGTGATGGTCGTAAATCATCTGCATATACTTCTGTAACGCGCCAATATGCAACTCCATAAAATATAAGACTATCGACAGTCCACGAGATAGTGACGGATCGTGGCTGCCGAATGTCTGGCTGCTCGCACCATAATGGCGTACCTAATTGTGCGCCTGTAGATTTTTTATACAGCTCGAGTGGTAAATATCCTATAACGCCTTTTATTAAATTGGCGCATCTGTTAACCGCTGGTACTTGGGTGGCGAGTGTGCGATCCATCGGGCCTGCACCGAATGTGTTATATCCAAATCCAATTGTGTTATCGCCCATAACGGCAGGGGCGTATTGCGCTTGTACGGTTTTATTATTATTGGTTATACCCAAAGCAGACAATAGACCCATATGTATACTTTATAGCATAAAACGTACTAATAGTGCAAATTAGACAAAGATTTGCGCGGTTTGTTGTGGGCGTGTCAATTGGCTTACTACCATGGCCAAGGATATTGCAGCTGTAACGTCACCTGCAGATTTACGCCTAATAATGCGCCAGCCTGCATCGCTAGTCTTAGCAGCACAGTTATTTAGGTGCTGTACTAGGTCTGCCTGACCACTATGCACCATTCTGCCATTAGCCATAGCATCGGATAAGTCTGAACATGCCTGGTAAAACGCTTGACCCGATACATCCTGCATACGCCATCCGCTTTGCTCTAATCGTGTTGCTATTGATTGCGTGGCGTACTTGTCAAAACAAATAATATGTGGGTGATACTTTTTAGCCCACTCATTTATATCGCTAGACATTTTAATTTCATCTATTGCAATATCACTATGCCACAGTTGTGCAAGTCCTACGGCTATTTTATCGTCTTTTATTTGACCCATAATTAACGCACCTGATCTTCTTGTAGGTGCAATATCAAAAGCCATTATAGTCATTGGCCCGACAGGTATTTCTAATGTGCTGTCACTGCATGCTTCTATACTGCCATATACCCAAGGACTTACTGCACTATCTATCCACTGACAAAGCATTTCAGTTCTCGTAGCTTCTACACTGTTTGTATTTACGCTCTCTTCAAGCGTCTGCTCATTTATTAAATGGCCTAGTGCTGGATTAGCCATAGCCCAAGCTTTTTTATCATGTATCTTGCAGTGTTGCTGTGCAGACCATTCGTAATAACCTAAATTTTCTGGTGGATAAGATAAGCAACGCTCTCTAAGATCATTTAGCACCGTACTAAATCCATCACCAGCATTGCTTGTCATTAGTGTCATAGCGTTAGGTCTCGCACGTGTTACTGGTAATGCAGCTGTAAACGCTTCAGGTGTCCATTCACGTAATTCATCTATATATAGGAAATCTGCAGTCTTTCCACGTGGTGCGTCTCTGGTAGCCGCTGCAATTTCATACCTTGCGCCATTAAGTAAGCTAATAGATTCTTGACCATTAGCCAGGCGGATCTGCCTTACTTGGTTTTTTAAGAATTGATTTTCTTCTATTGTGTAAGCAACTTGCCTAAACGTATCTAATGCCATATTACGATTAGAAGACATACCCAGCACGTTCTTAGATCCCCATAGGAAGAGATGCGACAGTATTAACATACGTGCCAGGTGCGTCTTGCCGTTTTGACGGGCAACTAATACTAGAGCTGTTTTTTTACGCCACATACCAGCATCATCTACAGCTAGTAGATCATCTAAGACCCAGCGCTGCCAGGGTATAAGCGGTAAGCCAATTTTCTCGGCTAGATCTGCAACTTCTTGTGATTTAGATGGGCCAGTCAATAAAGGCGTGTGAATTCTAGGCTCAGTGCTGCCAACTAGCCCGACCCCTCGTGGCGTCTGTTTTAGTTCGGTATCACTTTGCATCGAAGTCAAGCGTATCAGGTTTAATAAATGGTGAGTCTGGCACCGTTCGGACCGTCTCAGGGAGAGAACGTTGTGA